ATTCAGGAGAAACAAGAGGATAAGATCGCAGATCTTGAGGATGAGATTGAGGAGGGTATGGAAGAATTGAGTGAGAAGGTTGAGAAACAACATGCTGCAATAAATAAGGCCCTGGGTATAAACTCTGGATCAAATGGGGAAGCTAGTAATGAAGAACGAGTGATGCCTACTGCAATCGTCACCAAACCTATATCATTACCAATGTCACTCAATAAGCCTCGTAGCCTCCCAGTTAGCTCTAAGCTAACAATACGAGCACCTGTAGCAGTTCATGGTGGCAAGACACGCAGGCGCAGATAACATATAAATTTGAACTATATTTTGCTTCATATATCAGTATGACACAAGATACAGGGAAATTCAGAACAAACACAAAGGATCAGTATTATACGAAGTCATCTGTAGCAATCGCATGTATTCAAGATATCCTTAAACTTCTACCTCTATCAGTCGACTATGAATGGATAGAGCCATCAGCTGGTAATGGATCTTTCCTAAAAGCCCTACCTGCGCATATTCAGAAGCTGGGTATTGACTTGGATCCTAAGATGGATGGAGTTCTAAAACACGATTTCTTAACTTGGGAGCCTGCGTCTGAGACTAAGAGGGTCTTCTTTGGTAACCCGCCCTTCGGTAAGCAAGCATCTCTAGCAAAGTCCTTTATCCAGCATTCTGCTAAATATGCAGAAGTAATCGCATTTATCTTACCCAAGTCCTTTGTTAAACCATCTATGTCTAGAGCATTTCCATCTAAGTTCCATTGTATCTTAGAAAAAGAGTTACCCAAGGATTCCTTTGAGGTCAATTCAGTTGCATACGATGTCCCATGTGTCTTTCAGATATGGCAAAAGAAGTCTGAAGATCGATTGAAGCCTGAAACTATAAAGGAGACTGGCTTCCAGTATACAAAGTCATCTGAAGATTACCACCTTGCTTTTCGTCGAGTAGGTGCAAGGGCTGGAACATGCCATCTGAAAGCCCCTGAAAAATTCAATGCTCAGACGCATTACTTTCTTAAACTGGATAATTCAGACAAATCTCAGACACTTTTGGAAGCAGTAAATAAGCACGTCTTTCCATCAAATACAGTAGGCCCAAGAAGTCTATCGAAGACTGAAGTGAATGAGGTAATTAACAAGCTTTTACTTTCTGTCTAAACTATAGAATGTCGAACTCCGACAATGAGGAAGACGCAACCATTGATATACAGAACAAAGGTCTTACAGAACTTCCAGTAAATGAACCTGATTGGTCGAGGGCCATTGGTATTTTTTTACAAGACAATGAGATAACCGAACTGAATGCAGACATACTACCACGAACCCTTGTGTTTCTTGATCTAACAGGTAATCCTATAGTAAAAGTTACAGGAACATTTCCAGATACGCTAAGCAGTCTTGTGCTAACAAGAACTAAGATTGAGAATCTTGGTCTACTTCCAGAGGCACTTACAGAACTCGTTATTAATGACACACCAATGGCAAGGAAATATGGAATAGACAGCGACGTAAGGGATAAGGCTAAAATGAAGAGATTATCTGGTATTCCTTTTGAAGAAGGATCTATAATGGTTGATAATACTCCAGAGGGTAGGGAAATAAATTCTAATTCTAACTCTGAAATAAGTTTCAATAATAATAACTCCGTTAATCAAAACTATATAGATGGGGGATCCAGAGCTGCATATAACTCAGATGACACACGCCATCTTGTTATGATTATAAGTCGAATTGAAGATGAGAAAGATATCAAATACAAGGTTGAGACCTTAAATGAAGGTGAGAAGATTGTCTTGAAACAGCATCTGGAGCCATATGAACCTAGAAATGCTGATGCCATACAGCCTTTGCCTCTAACAAACCCACCTACGGTTTACACCAAGGAGGGTCACGGAGAAGATATTCTATTTGAGAAACCTGTTCCTCCAGGCTGTGTCTATGTGACAATTGAAGAATGCGGTATTCTATCTAGTAACTGGGGTAAGTTGCTTTTTGCCTTTGAAGATAAACCTGTAGGTATCCGTGAGAAACTAAAGGATCCTATTCGATACAAGAGGGAGCTTACAGCACATTTTGGCAGAGATTTTCATATCCATTATCCTGAAGCAGAAGAGCACGGAGATAGAACATACCTAGACTGTATTCATTATCCATTCTTAGCGTGGAGGAAGGATGGCTGTAAGATTGGTAAATCAGGTGTTCTAAGCTTAGAAGATAACAATGTATTTGTAAATGAGAAGATACCCACCGAGCGTCCTTATAATGAAGAACAAGTTCTAAAAAAAATAGAGTGTCCTAATGTTACGGATGAAGATCTTCATAAGTTGCTAGATGGATCTAAATTTCCTACGTATGAGATGATTAAGAATGATCTAGCATATTTGGATAAAGAACCTCTCACTTACGCAATTCTAAAAGACACCATGGACAAGTATGCATTTACGCAATCCTGGTCTTTCAAGATGTTCCCTGGTATCCATTATAATTTTTCTTGTAGAGATATCGCCAAGCATTCTATAGAAAACGAGCGTGTTAATAAAAGAAGAAGACTTTCAATAGCAAGTCGTGTTACAAATATAGATAAGATGTCAGACGAAGATATTAAGGGAGATTATGGGTTTAGTGTATTTTCTGGATATGTAGATGCAGGTGTTATGCCCTTGATATCTAAGATGATTGAAAGAGGTGTAGATGTAAACAGGAAAGATGAAGATGGTAAGACCTTGTTACAGAAGTCGGCGGCCCGTTTTAAGAAATTAACAGTAAAAGAACTCTTGAAAGCACCAGGTATAGATAAGACAGGTGTCCCTGAGGAAAAGAAAACCCAGTTCAGAGAAGAAGCTAATGATTTAATTGCCTTGGTCAAGGGATCCTCTGGTGGATACAGAAGAAGAAAGAAGACACGTGTTCGTTCTAAGAGAATTAGAAAGACTAGAAGGCGTTCAAAGGTCTAAACTACATATATCAGACTAAATAGATGGATAGGCCAAACACCTCGGCAGAAGGTTCTTTATTAGAACTTGTGGCGAGAGGTAAAAAAGACGTCTACTTTATGAGTTCAGAAAAAACTGCACTTGTTCCTTTCAATTACAATATTCAGACATGGCCCGCCACTATAGATGAAACTAGACAGACACAACCCTTGAACATGATTGACTTTGGCAGATCAGTGGAATGGGAGATGGAAGTCTTTGGAGATATAATGATTAATGCGTCACTCGTTGTTGAATTACCTACCTGGCTTCCCTTAACAATTGCACCCAAAAACGGTTCATCTGTAATCTCAGACGCCCAAGGTCAGACATACGGTTATACACAGGGCATTGGAGCCTTTCTTTTGAACAGATACAGTTCTATCAGGACCAGCTCTTGCTACAAGAGTTCAGTGGCGATTTCTTGTATTCGTGGTTTCACTTACAGAGTTCCTTAGCTAAGGAAGCCCTTGTTCTAAAGGAAATGGGTTGTCATACAGGAACTCCTCTAGAGATACAAAGGAATGCTACTCCTAAGAAACTTACACTTAGACTACCGCTCATAGGATGTGCTCATCCTGATGAGGGAGGATTTCCTTTTGTTTGTCTCCCCGGTCAGAAATTTAGAATTAGATGTAAACTTAGAAAACTAGAAGACCTGGTTGAATGCTCATCTGCAGCAATCAAACCAACTCCATGGACCCGATCTGATTTGACAGATAAAAACGGGGTTCAGACACCTTTTTTGCCTATTCAACGAGAACTTATTGGAAGGCCACTGATTACCCTTGAGACAACGCAGCGGTATGTCAGACAAGATTTACAGGCTTTATTGAAGCAACACAAGTTTGAGATACCATTCTTAAGACCCTTTGAGAATAAGCTCAGCCTAGATCCCTCAGATTATATTGCAGTAGGGAATGGAGGGACATCCTACGTAACAAAAAGAATAGACGGTAGACATCCAGCTGAATCTATATTAATTATGTTCCAGTCTGAGTATTGTATTGAGCGAAATCAGCTCTGGAATTTGAAGAACCCTATGGGGACAGGGGAATACTATAATTTACTAGAACTCTTGATTGCTGCTAAAGAAAGAGAGAAGCAGCGTGACACAAAGCACTGGCAACATATTTCACCCTTTACGAAAGCAGAAAAGAACCCTGGTATTCCTATTTCACTTCTATCCTTTACAGTTGGCCCCCAGTATGGAAACAAGGCTCCAGAGCAACGCAGACCATCTGGAACCGTGAATATGTCTAATGCAGATAAGCCTACTCTATGGATGGATATCATGGATACCTTGCCAACAAGCCTAGGGCAAAAAAGAGTTTGTATGCGTGTATTTTCTATTGGTTGGGGTATTTATTCTATTGAAGCAGATAGAGGTGTTTTATTATTTGGCAATTAAGCCATTGGTATTTAATCTATATCCTCCATGTAATTGTGTAGATAATGTGTCTGCGAGAAGTTTGGGACCTCTGACCACATGGTTGTCCTTACACGAGGATTTGCCTCTGTAATAGGGATCAGAGGAGGCATATCACTGTTATCAGAACCTGTACCCTCATCTGCCAGGGTACTACAAGAAGGCGTACGAGCTGTGCTTAGAGCACTTCTCTTGCGATTTCGGAGCTTTGTCTCCTCAACTACCCTGTTGAGCTGCTGGTTCAACTTCTCCTCCTGCTCCTCAGTCATAGGGTTTGCAACGGTAGCACCTTGCTCCCTCTGCTTCATGGATAGCTGTTCCTCAGAACCCTCAGAACTGGTAGAGGCATCCAGCTCATTCAGCTCATCAAACTGGTTCAGATGAATTGGTGCGATCTGTAGCTTGTGGAATGAGATACCCGCCTGGAAAGTAATGATATTCATAGAGGCCAGTGACATCAAGCAGAGTGAATTGAACCCCATTAGGTATGATACCATGTAGAGACCGAATGACATTCCAAGCATCATAAGATCATCATTCAGCTGCTGTGAAAGAGTGGGCTTCTTACGCATACAGCAAGAGAGCTCTGAAGGCCAATTAGCAACGTCTGTAAAGCTAGTCATTGTGATACTAGCTATCACCGTGATGCATTGTCAATTTTACGCGGTAAAATTGAGCCGCCACGGGCCCTATTAATTCGTAGAATGGCAAAGTATTATCGCCTTGAGCTTCTTGTGACTGAGCAGGGTGCGCCCTTTTATCCTGAGGTTGGAACTGTTGAGAAGCTTTCTCAGGATAATGCAGGCTATGATTTGAAGGTAGTTGTTGACCAGGCCCCTGTCACGACCGCCACACTGGTTCCTCTTGGTGTCAAGGCTCGCATGGTGGAGTTTACGCCCTTGGAGACAGATGTGGAGCTTGTTGAGGAGTGCCATTTCACTCTTGAGCCCCGTTCCTCTATCTATAAGACTGGGTTCATCATGGCGAATAGTCGTGGCATCATTGATCGTTCTTACCGCGGTCAGCTTATGGCCCCTGTTCTATCAGTGGGAACCAAGCTTTCTAGCGTTGAGAAGGGAACTCGTCTATTCCAGGTCATTGCTCCAGGCCTTGGATACATTAAGGAGGTTGCCTACGTAGATAGCCTCCCTGAGACGGTGCGGGGTGAGGGCGGCTTTGGAAGCACGGGCACTAAGTAGATAGATGGATATTAATGAAAAAAACGGATATGGAACAAAACAACCTAGAGGACCAGCTACAACATTACTTGATTTGATATCAAGAGATATCCAGGATAACACTATTTTTCCATTAGATGCAACTGTAACTAAATTTACCAGAGATGAAACACTACGGACAGTTCCTATGTCATCCGTTATGCGTGAGTTTACTTTCAGAGGACCGGCCACATTTGGTCAGACCTTTACCTTTGAACTGGGTCATACGACGTGTGGAGACTTGATTAGTGGTCTCTATATTCAATTACAATTAAGAGACTGGTTTACTGTAGCAATACGCGAGGATCTTCGTCTGAATAACATAACTCCAATCAAACCTGAAGAACTATGGACTTACTGTAATTCCCTTGGCACTGCTGTCTTAGAAGAGGCTACTCTCGAAGTAGATGACCAGGTCTTAGAAAGAGTAACAGGTGATTCTATTCATGTTAGTTCAATATTATTTCCAGATCTGAATTCTCATTATGGTATTGCTGATACACTAGGCTTGAAGTCAATTGATGATCTCAAGGCGTCAGATGGAAAGAAAGCTTTTTTTACAGAGGATGGATGGGTTACAGTTCCTTTGATGTTCTCAATGCTCAGAGAAAAGATAACCGCTACCTTCCCTTTGATTGCATGTCGTGAGGGAACCATGCGAATTCGTGTTACTCTAAAGAGATTTGATCAGATTGTACGTATCTTATCTGGAAATCGTGCTGATTGTCTTGACACCCCTTTAGCAAAGGGCATTAATGTAATCGATAATAGATTAACAATGAATAGAATAAAGACAATTAAATCATATGAAGAGGAACCCATGCTGAAAAACATTCAGCTCCTAACCCAGGGCGTCTTTGTGGACGGCCCTTATCGTGAGATGCTCTTAAGACAACCGTTTGAGAGACCCTTTAGAGAAATACAACAGTTTGATTTCACAGAGCCCTTAAAATACGTAGTAAACAAGACAGGTAATGATCTAATTACAGTCCAATTACCTCTAGAAGCCAATCAGCCAGTAGAGGAAATCGTTTGGATCCTCAGACGCAAGGCTGCTGTTACACTCAATAATGATTGGACTAACTATACTGCAACCTTGGAGAAAGACTATCATCCCACCTTTGGACCTCTAGAACCTCTAATGGTTTCGGCTAAGATACAAGCAAATGGTCAAGATATTATATCTCAAGATGAGGCTTGGTTTCGATCTCATATTTCTAGAGCCCACAGAGGTGGTAAGACGTCTTATGATGCTTTTATTTATGGATATTCCTTTGCTAGACACCCTGGTGAACATGATCCAACTGGTACTATAAATGCCAGTCGTCTGAATACACTCCGTCTGACGCTGAATGTGAAGCCACCTGGTGGAAGCTCAGATACTGAATGGGAGGTTCGTGTCTTTGTATATGCTTTCCAGTGGGTTCGCTTTGGGAATGGCATCTGTAATAAGGTATTCATTGATTAAAATTGATACATGGGTATTACCAAGCCTAGGTAACATGTCAGGTATTGAAGAGTTTACACCAGAGTTCTTTGATCAGTCGTCTGATGCATGGATGAAAAATAAGGTCCGAAGAGGTCATAGCATGGCTTATATATGTACAGCTCTTACACAGGAAGGTAAGAGCTGTAAACGCTCAGCTATTCTAAAAGATGCTACTTCAGAGCATTTCTGTAAGCAGCATCGTAACTATGGTATAAACAAAATGACAAAAGAGGAGTAGATGGTAGCCAGTCTACTCAAGATCATATCAACAGGAATGCAAGATGAGAGATTACAACCGCCCAAGGGTCAGCCAAGCATTGGTTCATTGCTTAGTGTCTTTGTAAAGGCAGGGCGCTATGGAACAAATTGGGCTAGAATAGATTTCGCAACTAAGCCAGACTTTGGAAAGATAGCAATCGCTCGTTTACCGGTTCAAGGTGAGCTTATATCGAGGGTTTTTTTGGTTGTTCAGATGCCAGATATTAAGACACCTCAAGATCTTGCACGGAAGACCAAGGTAAATGGTCAGTCAGTTCCTTTTGTTGGACCTCATTTTGGTTGGACCAACTCCTTGGGTCACAATCTAATTAATCAGGCCCAGCTACATATTGG